ATATACCTCTTGGTATAATTAGTCAAGATTTCATTGTGCGTTATCGTACAAGTAGATCTGATTTAACTGCTGCATGATTTCATGGCTAAACTAAATACAGAAGTGACTAATCCTGGTGAAGGTGGAACATATATGTTCGATCCAGAAACAGGAAAGAGTACACTAGTTCCAGAAACCGATTCCTCCTCTGACAATGGCTCTAACAAGAACGACAAAACTACTAGCAAAGATTGAATCATCTTATGGGAGTAATCCATCTCCTGTAGCTGGTTCTAATGCTATTCAAGTTACTGATATAGAAGTAACACCAATTGAATCTGATAATGTACAAGCACCTACATTTCAAGGATTTTTAGGTAACAGTACACAAGGCACATTACTTGCTAACAAACGTGTAGCAGTATCTTTTGGTGCTGAATTATCAGGATCAGGCGCAGCAGGTACTGCAAGTGCGCTATCACCTCTTTTAAAAAGTTGTGGACTTTCTGAGACCATAGCTAGTTCAACTAGTGTTACTTATGCTCCTGTCAGCGCTTCTTTTTCAAGTTGTACTATTCTTTGTTTTTATGGTGCGACAAGGCACGTTATTACAGGATGTAGAGGAACTGCTTCTATCTCAATGACCGCAGGTCAGTTTGCAATGATAAATTTTGAGTTTACTGGCATATATAATGCTCCAGATAGTACAGCAATGTCTGGTACATTTACAGTTGCTAACCAATCAGCAGCTTTAGAAGTAAATGACACAAACATCACTACTGCAACATTTCATGGTGCTACATCACAAAGAATAGAATCTTTTGATTTAGCTCTTAACAATGAGGTGCTTTATAAAGAAACAGCATCAAGTCAAGAAGTATTGATTACTAATCGTGCGCCTGGTGGTACTGCTGTTATAGAAGAGCCTGTAAGAGCTACAACTGATTACTTTGCAAAGGCTGTTGCTACTGCTACAGGTAATAGTTCTATTGTTCTTGGTGCTAGTGCAGGTAACATTGTTACTGTGAATGTTCCACAGACAGATATTACAGGAGCAACTCGTGGAGATACTGGCGGTGTTAATAGCTTGAGTTTACCCTACTTGGCATTACCGACTACAGCAGGTAATAATGAGCTAAGTATTGTAATGACTTAATCTATGGCATTAGTCTTCAAAAAAATTGCTGAGTACGATTGGCAAGTTACTGTAGAGACACCTGATAAAGGTAAATTTAAGCAAGAGACATTTACGGCTAAATTTAAGAATATTGGTCGTAAAGCTTTTGCAAAGCTTGTTGAGGAACAAGATGATGAGGATTTTGTAAAAAGTGTATTAGTTGGATGGTCTGGTGTAAAAGATGATGATGGCAATGACATACCATTTAATGATGAAAACTTTGAGGCGTTAACTGACAATCATTTTATTGTAAAAGGTATTATTGAAGCTTTTGGTGAAAGCATGAGAGGAGCTTCTGAAAAAAACTAAGAGAGGTTGCGAAGTATTGGGTGCAGGGAGAAGTTATAGATGAAACTGTTGAGGCATTGAAAGCATTTGGTGCTACAGAAGAACAAATCGCAGCCGAAAGTAAAAACAAAAGAACATCTGATTGTATTGTTTGGGAAGAAAATAGAGAGATTGTTAATATGTTTTGGAAGTTATCAACACAATGGTATGTCAGTATGGCTGGATTAACTGGCATAAACTATAAATCTTTGGAATACTTGTGTAAAATATATACAGTTAAAGATTCTGTTGCTATGTTTGAAGGAATACAAGTAATGGAATACGAAGCATTGAAACTAATGCAGAAGGATAAAAAATAATGGCAAATAAAGAAACCAAACTAAAATTTAAAGTTGGTATAGAAGGTGTAGATAAACTGCGTGGATTAACATCTAGTTTAAAAAAGTTAAATGATAATTCTCTTCTTTCTACAAGTTCTAGTAAAAAATTATTAGTAAGTTTACAAAAACAAAAAAAAGCAGCTACACAAACTATTAGTGGTACAAGATCATTATCTAATTCATATAGACAACTAGCTAACTCTGTAAAGATAGGTAGCAGACAGTTTAAGGTCGCTACAGCAAGAGCAGAACAGTTAGAAAGAAAACTAAGAAAGTTAAACACCACAGCTAAAAAAGGTCGCAGTTTAAAAGGTATGGCACAGACAGCAGGTGCAATAGCAGGTGCTGGCGTTTTTGGTGGAGCAGAAGGTGCAATTGGTGCAGGTATTGGTGGTATTGTTGGAGGCGCACCTGGTGCATTAGTTGGTGGAGCTATTGGCGCACAAGTAGGACAATTTACTGGTGCATTAGCAGAAGTTGCACAATATGATGCAGCCTTAGAAAAGCAAAGAAAAGCATTACGATTAGTTATAGGTGATACTGATCAGTACAACAAAGCACAGGCATTTTTAGCAAAAACATCAAAAGATTTAGCAATACCACAAGATGTAATTGTTAGACAATTTACATCTCTTACCGCATCTGTAAAAGGTGCTGGATTATCTGTAGATGATGCAAAAGAATCATTTTTAGCTATTGCTTCTGGTATTAGAGGTACTGGTGGATCGCTAGAAGATATGAAGTCTGCGATGAGAGCGACTAGTCAGGTCTTCTCAAAAGGTAAGGTATCGGCCGAAGAACTCAGACAACAACTCGGTGAACGCTTGCCTGGAGCTTTTACATTGTTTGCAGAATCAATGGGTAAAACACCTGCTGAATTAGATAAAGCATTAGAGCAAGGAAAAGTAACACTAGAAGATTTCTTAGGATTTAGTCAAAAATTATTTGATGAGTATGGAGAGAATGCAAAAATTCTTGCACAAGCACCAGAATCAGCAGGTGATAGATTACAAACAGAAATAAGTAATTTAAAAGATAATTTAGGTGATTTATTAAGACCTATAGGTGCAGAGTTCCAAGCAGTGTTTGGTGAGATTGTAGGAATAATAAATAGTGCAATAACTGCATTTAAGCAATTTATGGGTATAGGTTTAGAAAATGCTATAGCAAAAGCAGAATCTGCTGTAGCAAAGGCACAAAAAAACTTTGATAGAGTAAGTGGTTTAGGTGATAGTCCTAGAAATAGAAATTTAAAGGCACAAGCATTAAATCGATTATCAATTGCACAAGGACAACTCAATGATTTAAAAACAGAGCAAAATAGGCTAGACGAAGAAGGTATAGAAAATGAAGATAAGAAGCTTGTAAAAAGTATGTCTACATTTGATAGCTTGAAGGCTGGTATGCAATCTTATGTACAAAGTATTAGTGATATGAATAAACAAATACAAGATGCAACGATGAAGGCATTTAAGGGTATGGAGGATGCACTTGTAAATTTTGTTATGACAGGTAAATTAAATTTTGCAGATCTTACAAGATCCATACTCGCAGACATTACAAGAATAATAATTAGACAATCTATAATTACACCTTTGTTAGGTGTGTTTGGTATTACAGCTAATGCAAAAGGTAATGTATACGATCAAGGTTTAAAAAAGTTTGCAAAAGGGGGCATCGTTACGCAGCCCACATTATTTAAATATGGATCTGGGGGTACTGGTAATTTTGGACTAATGGGCGAGGCAGGGGCAGAGGCTATACTTCCTCTAAAACGTGGTCGTTCTGGTAATTTAGGGGTTGAGGCTTCTGGTGGAGCTACTAATATAGTTGTAAATGTAGATGCTTCTGGATCATCTGTAGAAGGTGATGAAGCTGAAGGTAAAGCACTAGGTATGGCTTTATCAGCAGCAATAGAATCAGAACTAATTAAACAAAAACGACCTGGAGGTTTACTTGCATAATGGCTACCTTTCCAAGCATTGAAGCATCATTTGGTTTTACAAAAAAGTCACAACCTAATACAAGGATTGTAAGATTTGCAGATGGTTATGAGCATAGAATATTATTTGGTCTTGCTAGTCATCAAAATCCAGAAACATATGATCTTACATGGCAAAACATAACAGAAACAGAATCAGATGTTATAGAAGCATTTTTGCGTACTGAAGCTAACAACAGTACAAGTTTTACTTATAGTCCACCATCAGAAGGTTTTACAAAAACAGGAACATATTCTCAATCAGGTACAACAGTAACAATAACAATTACAGATCATGGTGTTGCTGTAAATGATGTCTTAACCATTGACTACACATCAGGTTCGGCTGTTGATGGTTCTTTTGTTGTCGCATCCGTAACTACTACAAGTGTATTTACAGTAGTTGCTGCGGCCAGTGCAACTAATAGTGGAAATGTATCTATTACATTACCTGCTGCTAGAAAGTATGTATGTGATCAGTGGAATAAACAAGTTAACTTTGCTAATAGAGCAACAATAAATGCAACATTTAGAGAGGTGTTTGAACCATGAGTAGTGCTGCTATAGTAAGCAACTTACAAAATATAAATCCTTCAGCAATAATAGAATTGTTTACATTGCAACTTGATAATAGTTTGCATGGTGCTACTACTATTTATAGATTTCATGCAGGTAGTAGTCTTAAAGATAATGGAGAGATAGTTTGGGCTGGTAATAGTTATCAAAGATTTCCTATAAAAGCAGAAGGTTTTCAATATGGAAAAGGGCAGCTACCAAGACCAACTTTAACTGTTAGTAATGCATTAGGAACTATTACAGCTATTTTATTAAATGTAAATACAACTACTACAGGTAATGATTTAACAGGTGCAACTGTTACTCGTATAAGGACTCTTGCAAGGTTTTTAGATGCTGCAAATTTTGCAAGTAATGTTAACCCTTATGGCACACCAGATGCTACAGCAGAGTTTCCACAGGAAATATATAAAATAGATCGGAAGGCAGCAGAAAATAGAGATTTTGTACAATTTGAATTAGCTTCAGTTTTTGATCTTGCTGGTATTCGTGCGCCTAAAAGACAATGTACTAGATCAGATTTTCCTTCTATTGGTACTTTTAGCTGATGAATTGGAGAGAAGCTGCTCTTGCTCATGCAAAAGATCAAGATCCAGAGGAATCTTGTGGTTTATTGCTTAACATAAGAGGCAAAGAAAGATATTATCCATGTCGTAATTTATCTGCACAATCTGATGAATATTTTATTTTAGATCCAGAGGATTATATAAAAGGCAGTAATTTAGGAGAAATTACAGCTATTATTCATAGTCATCCTAATACATTACCAGTTCCTAGTCAGGCAGATAAAATGAGTTGTGAACAAAGTAAACTGCCTTGGTATATTGTTAATCCTAAAACAGAAACATGGGGATATTATGAGCCATGCGGTTACAAAGCACCATTACTTGGTAGACCTTGGGTTTGGGCTGTTACAGATTGTTGGTCGTTAATAGTTGATTGGTATAAGGAAGTAAAAGGTATTGAATTATTAGATTATGAAAGACCAACGAGAATAGAAGAATTTACAGACGATCCAGTATTTGAAAGATATTTACCAAGTAGAGGTTTTAGATTGTTAAAACCAGATGAGCCATTGATAAATGGAGATGTTTTAGCAATGAGTATTTTAGGTAAAGGATTAAATCATGTAGGTATTTTTATAGATGGGGATGTTTTACATCATTCAGCCGATAGACTATCTTGTAGAGAGCCATACAATCCTTGGTTGTTAAAATGTACAGGAGGCAGGTATCGTTATGTTGCGTAAAATAAAACTATATGGTGAACTTGCAGAATTTGTAGGTCATAAAGAATTTGAAGTTAAAGTAGATAGTTTGCAAAAAGCTGTCAGTTTTTTAATTAATAATTTCCCACAGGTTGAAGCTTATATGAATCCAAAATATTATCAAGTAAAAGTTGGTAACTATGCAATAGATGAATCAGAAATACATCATCCTATAGGTAAAGAAGATATACATTTTGTTCCTGTTATAAGTGGAGCTAGAGGATTTGGAAGAATATTATTAGGTGCTGCATTAATAGGTGTAGCTTTTTTAATGCCAGTAGCTGCTGGTGGTCTTAGTTTAGGTGCTGGTATAAAAGCAGGTTCATTAGCAAAAGTTGGATTTTTTACAAAACTTGTAGCAGGTGTTGGAGCTAGTTTGGTTATCAATGGCGTATCAGATATGCTATTTCCTTTACCTGATCCACCAGAATTTAGTTCAGAAGAAGATCCGAGGCTATCATTTAGTTTTTCTGGAACTCAAAATACTGCAAGGGCTGGTACTCCTGTTCCAATAGTATATGGAGAAATTATGACAGGATCAGTCGTAGTCAGTACTTCTCTTGATACACAACAGGTAAGAGCATGACAGATATACCAAAGAAAATTATTGGTGCTAGGCGTAGAAGGAAGACTCCACCACCACCGACACGAACACCTGATACTTTACATAGTAAACAGTTTGCTACTTTTCTTGATTTAATATCTGAAGGAGAAATAGAGGGGTTTGCAACTGCGTCTAAAGAAGGTAGAACACAAGGAACAACTGCATATAATAACGCTGCATTAAAAGATGTTTTTCTTAACGAAACACCTGTTTTAGAAGCTTCTGCTGATTCTGCTAATGCAACTACTGCTGATTTTAATTTTCAAGATGTTGTATTTAATCCTAGGTTCGGTACGGCAGATCAAGCAAAAGTTGATGGAATAGAAAGTAGTTCTTCTGTAACAACAGTAGGTGTTATTGTTACAAATTCAACCCCTGTAACCAGACAAATAACAAATACAAATGTAGATAGAATAAATGTTTTAATTACTGTTCCTCAATTACAGTTAGCAACAGATAAAGGGGACATATTAGGCTCAGAAATACAATATAAAATTTCTGTACAATATAATTCTGGTGGTTTTACAGACATAATTACTGATACTATCTCAGGTAGAACTGCTGATGCCTACCAAAGGGATTATGGAATAAATCTTACTGGTGATTTTCCTGTAGATATTAGGGTCACAAGAATTACAGCAGATAGTACTAATTCTTTTTTGCAAGATGAATTTCAATGGACAAGTTTTAGCGAAATAATTGATGATGCTAATAAATATCCAAATAGTGCTTATAGTGCTTTGCGTTTAGATTCTGTTCAATTTAATGCAGCACCATCTAGAAAATTCCGTATCCGTGGAATAAAAATAAGGATTCCAGGTGCAGGTGCTAGCGGATCAGGCACACCACAAGTTGATTTGCAGACAGGAAGAATAATTTATCCTGATGGTTATATTTTTAATGGTGTTATGGGTGCTGCGGTTTGGTGTTCATGCCCTGCAATGGTTTTACTAGATTTACTTACAGATACTAGGTATGGTTTTGGAGATCATATTACAGATAGTTCATTAGATTTATTTTCTTTTGTAACTGCTAGTAAATATGCAAATACGCTTGTAGATGATGGTTTAGGTGGGCAAGAAGCAAGATTTAGTTGCAATGTAAATATACAAAGTCCAGGTGAGGCTTTTAATTTAATAAATGAGTTGTCAGGTGTAATGCGTTGTATGCCGATATGGTCTGCTGGATCAATAAGTATTACTCAAGATAAACCTACTGATCCAAGTTATTTATTTACCCTATCAAATGTAACTGAAGAGGGTTTTTCATATTCTGGTAGTAGTCTAAAAACTAGACATAGTGTAGTATCTGTTTCCTATTTTAATATGGATAGTCAGGAAGTAGATTTTGAAGTAGTAGAAGATGCAACTGCAATATCAAAGTTTGGAACTATTGTTAAACAAGTAAAAGCATTTGCCTGTACATCTAGAGGTCAAGCACAAAGATTAGGTAAGGCAATATTATTTGCTGAACAAAATGAATCAGAAATAGTTGTATTCTCTACATCTATCGATTCTGGTGCGGTTGTAAGACCAGGTGCAATTATACAAATACAAGATCCAGTAAGAGCAGGTATAAGAAGAGGTGGAAGATTATCTGCTGTTAGTTCTACAACTGTTGTCACTGTTGATGATACCTCTGCAACTGATTTGGCTGTAGATGCTAGTGGTAATCCTGTTGGTAATGCAACTTTAGCCGTAATTTTACCTGATGGCACATTTGAAAGCCGTACAATCTCAAGTGTCTCAAATGGAGTAATAACAGTTAGTTCTGCTTTTTCTCAAGCACCTAATGTAAATGCAAATTTTCTTATATCTAATACGACTACTCAATCACAGTTATTTAGAGTAATAACAGTGGAAGAACAGGATGGTATAAATTATGCTATTACTGCCTTGTCTTATGTTGAGGGTAAATATGCCTTTATTGAAGATGGAGAAGCATTACCAGCTAGAAACATAACTAATTTAGGTGCGCTTGCTGATCCTCCTAGTGGTTTAAGTGCTGCTGAAAAGATATTTCCTATTAACAACCAAGCTGTATCAAAAATTGTTGTTAGCTGGCAAACAGTTGTTGGTGTAACTCAATATCAAGTTAATTATAGATTTGGTAATGATAATGTCATAACTGAAAGAGTTACAAGACCTGATTTTGAAATAATGAACAGTAGATTAGGAACCTATACCATACAGGTTTTTTCTTATAATATTTTTGAACAATTATCAGCAACTTCTACTGATATAACTTTTGAAGCTGTTGGTAAAACAGCAGTGCCACAAGACGTTACTAACTTAAGAATTGAGCCAATATCAGATCAATTTGTAAGACTTAGATTTGATAAGGCAACAGATATTGATGTAATTCATGGTGGAAACGTGGTGATCCGTAGCTCTAACCTCACAAGTGGGGTTACTTTTACTAATGCTGTTGATGTATTACCAGCTTTAAGTGGAAACGTAAATGAAACAATCGTACCGAATATTGTAAATGGCACATATATTTTAAAATTTAAAGACGATGGGGGGCGTTTAAGTTCTGGTGAGGCAAAAGTTGTAATGCTTCAAACAGTTCCGAATGCTTTACCAAAACTTACAGTTTTAGAAGATAGAGAAGATACTGATTCACCACCTTTTGCTGGTGTTAAAGATGATTGTTTTTATAGTAGTGAAGTAAATGGACTTGTCTTAGGATCACAAGTAAAACTTGATTCCGTAACAGATTTTGATGCGATTGCTGACTTTGATTTCTTGGGTAATGTAGATTCTGAAACTGGTGGTCAATATAGTTTTGCTAATACTTTGGATTTAGGTGGCAAACAACCTTTGAGATTACGTAGGCATTTTGTAACGCAAGGTTTTTATCCTAATGATCTGATTGATAAAAGAACTGCAAATATAGATACTTGGACAGATTTTGATGGAGCTACCGCATTTGATGTCGGTGCTTCTTTACTTGTAGCCACTACAGATTTAGACCCTGATTTATCGGTTTCAGCCACATACGGACAGAGTGCCACTACTATAACTATCACAAAAAGTTCGCATGGATATTCTGTTGGTGATTTTGTTGTAATAGATTTTGCTGCTGGTGGTGCTACTGATGGGAACTATCAAATAATTTCTGTGCCTAGTTCATCAACATTTACTGTGACTTCAGCTACAAGTGCAACAATATCAAGCGGAACATCATGTACATATGGAGCAAACTTTAGTCAATTTAATCCATTTGTTAATGGAACATATGTTGCAAGAGGATATAAATTTAGGGCAGATTTAGAATCAAGCGACCCAGCACAATCAATAGAAATAGATCAGCTAGGATATACAGCAGAATTAGAAAGCAGAACAGAAACAAGTCTTGGCAATGCAGGGGCATCTACTGGTGGTTTTATTGCATCAGGCACTTCCACAAAATCTGTTACCTTCACAAATAGTTTCTTTACAGGTCAATCAGGCACTAGCATTGCAGCCAATTCCGTATTGCCATCAATCGGTATAACAATAGAAAATGCACAGTCAGGTGATTTCTTTGCATTATCATCTATCAGTTCGACAGGATTTGATATAGATGTAAAAAATGGCTCAAGTCATGTAGATAGGGAATTTAAATATACTGCTACAGGTTTCGGGCGTGGTAGTTAAAAAAACTAGATTAGGATATACTTAAATAAAAAATTGGATTAGGTAATGGCTACTCACGATTATGTTATAGATAACTCAACAGGAGCAAATGTTCGTAGTGATTTAAATAGCGTATTACAAGCAATATTATCTAATAACAGTAATTCTTCTGCACCTTCTACTACAGCAGCATATATGTGGTGGGCTGATACCACAAACGGTGTTCTTAAGATAAGAAACTCAGCAAATAACGCATGGGTAGAACTTTTACAATTAGATGGCACGTTAACCCTTGAAGATGGGTCTGTTTCTGCACCAGCATTAGCGTTTAGAGATGATTTAAACACAGGTATTTTTAGTTCTGCTGCTGATACTTTTAATATTGCCACTGCTGGTGTTGAAAGAATGGAATTAGGAGCTACAACAATATTTAATGAAGATGGGGCAGATGTAGATTTTAGAATTGAAGGTGATACAGAAGCAAATTTATTTTATGTAGATGCTGGTAATGATCGGATTGGTATAGGTACATCAAGTCCAGACAGTATCCTTCATTTGGTTGGTACTGGTAGTGACGCAGCTACGAGAATATCCATTAAAGATGGTAGTGGTATAGCTAATTTACTTGGAAGAAATGGAAATTTAGCCTTTCAATCTGATACCGATAATGCAATAAGTGGATCATTAATAAGTTTTGCGATTGATGGCACAGAACGTATTCGTATAGATTCGTCTGGGAGGTTGCTTTTAGGAACTACTACTGAAGGTTATTCTGGAGCAGATGATTTAACAATCAGTACATCTGGTGATACAGGGCTGTCAATTCGTTCTGGAACAACAAATCAAGGAACGATTGCATTTTCAGATGGTACTAGTGGGGCTGACGAATATAGAGGTTATGTTCAGTACTTACATAATGGAAATGCCCTTTTACTTGGAACAGACGCTACAGAACGCATGCGTATAGATTCGTCTGGAAAAGTGGGAATTGGAACTTCAAGTCCTGACCAGAAACTTCACATTTACCATGCTACAGACAACGGATTACTGCATTTAGAATCAGGTGACTCTCAAGCTCGAATCAAGTTAAAAGATAACGCAGGTGAGACACATATTGGAGCCGTAGGTAACGATACAGTCTTTTGGCAAACCAGTTCCCTTACTCAAAGTTTTAAAATTAGTGGAACAAATGGTCGTTTAGAGAGAGGCTTTAGTGGTGGTGGTAGTACTGATGATGACGCTATGTGGTTTGTTGATAATGACTCTACTTCTGGAACTTATATTAGGTTCTGGCAAACTGTTGGTGGTGCTCATCAAATAGGATCAATTTCGCATGGTACAAGTTCAACCTCTTACAATACAAGTTCTGATTATAGATTAAAAGAAAATGTAGTTGCAATATTTGATGGAATTACAAGATTAAAAACATTAAAACCATCTAGATTTAATTTTAAAAATGATACAGATACAACAGTTGATGGATTTTTAGCACATGAAGTAACAGCAGTACCAGAGGCTATAACAGGAACAAAAGATGAAGTTGATTCTGACAATAATCCTGTTTATCAAGGGATAGATCAAAGTAAAATCGTTCCTCTTTTGACTGCTGCATTACAGGAAGCAATAGCAAAAATAGAGGTGTTGGAAACCAAAGTTGCAGCATTAGAAGCAGCTTAGTAAAATTGGTTAACTTAAATACAAATTATGGCAACTCCACAGGAACTATACGAAGAAACAAAAACACGTCTTGATCTGAATATTGCAAAATTACAAATGCTTCAAAAAGATATACAAGAAAAGCAAGCAGAAGCACAACAGTTAATGCAACCAATAATGGAAGATCAAGGTGCATTAAAACAGTTAGAAAAACTTAGTGATGTTGTTCAACCTGTAGAATCAAAGTAAAATTAAATAAACACTTTTTTATTATGGCTGTTACTTGGAATGTTGTTTCTTTAGATGCAACAAAAACTGTCGGTTCTTTAGCTGATGTAGTAACTACTGTTCACTGGACTGCTAGTGATTCAGAAACTGTCGGAAGTGGCGATTCTGCTGTAGTACATAGTGGCTCTTCTTACGGTTCTGTAGGTCTTGCTGCTGCTGATTCTGGATCGTTTACTGCATACAAAGACATTACAAAAAATAATGCTATTGCATGGGCAAAAGCTGTAATTGGTTCTGATCAGGTAACAGCTATTGAAACAAGTATTGCTGCACAGATAACAGAATCTAAAACACCTACTAAGACTTCTGGTGTACCTTGGTAGATAGTACAGACAATCCTACATAAAGTGGTGCTAATGCACAGATTCCACAGAAAGTTATAATAGTCACAGGTACTAATGCTTTTGCAAAGGCTTCTTTTATCATGTTTCAAAAAATTGCTAATGTTTTAAGTATTGTCTCATTTGTAATGGTAACCTCTGTTATCGGTGGAGGATACTTTGGTTACAAGTATGTAACTTCAGAGCAATTCCAGACAAAAATGATGAACAAAATACTGGGCGGTGTACAGGGTATGATGCCAAAAGTATTAGAAAAAGGACTACCTGATATGACAGGGGAATCTATGCCAATTCCTAAAAAACTTGGTATATGAAATCAACTGATTGTTTTTCAGAAATAAAGGCAAAATCTAATCAATTAGTTTCATATCTTGAATATTTAATAACTACTAAAAATTTATTGTGGGAAGAACATTTTGGGTTTAATGCAATTCCCATTGACAGTTCTTGGATTGAAAAAGAATTACCTTTAAAACAAATTAATGAAATTCATGGGATTAAACAATTAGGGTTATTAAAAGTTGAAAATAAATCTTTTTATGATTGGCACGTTGATAGCTACAGACAGTCTTGTATTAACTGTTTAATAAGCAAAGACCATCATAGTTATTTATTGTTTGGGGAATTTAAGGATGAATATTATCACAACAATATTATTGAACTTAAATATAAACCCGATACATATTATTTATTCAACAATCAAAAAAAACACGCAGTTATAAACTTAGATAATAAAGATCGTTATTTATTATCGCTTTATTTTGAGGAAGAAACATCTTATGAAATTCTGCGAGAGAAACTAAAAAATACTTTAATTTATGACTGATATACCTGATATAAGTATTCCTGAGATTTATATCCCAGACGTACCAGAACCTTATAATCCTCATTATTTAACTATTACAAAGCCACCTGATATAGATGTACCTGGTTGTACCTATCAACATCGTGATATAAAAAATACAGGTAATCGTAATTTATTATTGGAAGATCCTAATGGTGTATTTACAACGTGCGATTTTCCATTTCCTAGCTATATTCCTCTTGACTATACACCTGAGAATCTGGTCATTACAGAAGAAGTTCCTACAAATAATGAAACCCCACCCTTACCAGAATCAAAGCAACCAGA